CACAGATTTAATGCAGTTCTTATTTAACTATAGCTTTTATCGCCAATTTGCGTAGAAGTACAGTCGGTCCGCTCGCGAAGTATCCGGAGGACCAGGAATGGCCTGAATAAACTCACCACCACTGCGTTCAAAACGATATCGAGCAGCAACAGGGTCCCGATAATTCGGAACATACAGCATATGAGCCAATCGATCACACTCATATAAATAGTTTTCGCGCCAGATTCGAGCCGTCTCGCGCTTGTCCTGAATATTGATCGAACGGCTAACGTCACCGAGAATGGTTTCTTGCCGGCTTGTAGCACGACCCGTCGCCAATTCAGTAAGGCGTTCAGCTTCCTCACAACGCTCAATTTGCTGGACAATCTTGTCGTAGTAAAACTCGCTGGGAATCGAATTACACGCTTCCATCAGACGCGCATAATCACCAGCAGGAACCGTGGCTATGTTATAACCAAGGTGATACGCAGTACGACTAAAGTTAAAGTCATCAAGTCTGTATCCAAAAACCTGCGCAGGGTTCCTGGTTAGTTGATTTATTGCAGCGTAAACTACTTCACGCTTAGTGGCGTCAGTGGTGTCGGGTTGAAATACAACACCTTGCCCAGCCAGATAACTTTGTATCTGCTGCAGCTCTTGAGTAGTTAACTGCGCCACTACTAAAGCCTACTAGATATTTATATTCTAATTCTTAATTCTTCGACCCTACCTAAATCACTCAACGTAGACGTGATCCCCTTCTAAAACGCTGTCCCAATCCACACGGGTGATTGAGCGGAGTTGATCGAGTTTTGTGAAGCGCTCACCAGGCATTGACTGCTGAAGTTCCTTAATTTCGGTAGCAGTCTTTAAACCAACGCCTTTTAAGACCTGGGTCAAAAGTTGAGGAGTAGCACTATTGATGTTGGTACGGTGGTGAACCTGAACTTCAGGCTTCACAATTTGACGCCCACGGCGTTGTTTAGACGGTTTGTCGCTAACTTCCTCAGTTTCTTTTTCTTCCTCAAGAATTTGATTTTTATGAGCGAAGAAGACCTTGCCGGTTGTTAGCGAGCGCACCATCATATATTCGCCATCATCGTGCTCGCTGAGCACTTCGATCTTCACGCCGTTGGGTGTAAAAGTAAACTCTTTTGAAGTAACCGCAGTCATTATGTAGACAGTGATCTGCTTTTAGTTATAGCACAATCGACAATAAAAAACCCCCTCTGAAGAGGGGGTCGCACTCCGATAAACCGAGCTTATCAGGAGGGCACGGTCGAGGTGTACACACTGGACTCCACGAGGCCGCCTGGCTGGAGAGCCAGATCGTCGCGCTTGGGTGCTTCGTCGGGGATGATCCAGCACACTTCGCAAATACCCAGCGCTTTGTTTTTGCCAGCCAGTTTGTTGGCTTGAGCGCGAGGATCGTACACACCGGAACCGAGACCCAGGCCGGAGCCAGGAACGGTAGCGGTGCTGTACAAACGGTACTTCACATCGCGGGTAACAGCGTGCATGTTGACGCTGTTCAAAGCGTTGCTGGAAACGTAAGCACCGTTCTCAATGCGGCTGTTAGAACCCACCAGGTTCGCGAAGAAACCACTGGGGCTAGGAGCGGCGGTGAGACCGGAGGACAGAGCAGGACCCACGCCGAGGGCAGGAGCAGCCTGGCCACCAGCAATACCGCTGCTGATCACGTCGCCGCCGTCGAGACGCACAGACACGCGATACACATAAGCACCAGAGGGCACAGTGATGCCATCGGTGATGTCGGCGCGAACATCTTTAGAAGCGTCCGGAGACGGTATAATGACGTTGGCGGCGGTAAAGGGCTGATTGCTAGCCTGACCCGAGCCATAAGGCTGGGTGTAGTAATCCAGCTGGTTGGTGCTAGAGCTGGCCTGATAAGACAGGTCAACATAGCCCACAGCCTGCTGAGCAATCCAACCGGGACGGAACACAACGCCGACAGGGCCGCCGATCGGTTGATCGGTATAGGTCTCGTTGGTGCCGTTCTCGTTCAGGAAGCTGAAGCTGCTGGTGGAATGCCAGAAGCGGAGAACATTGGTGTAGTTACCAGGATAAATCTTGGTAACTGCAATCTGATTAGGATTAATGGCCATCGTTAGTTACCTCCTTTCCTTAAGCGTTAAAGGAGTAAGCCACAGTGGCGAAATCAGCGTTCAGGAGTTCGAAACCTGCGTACAGGCTCCAAATCATCATGATGAAACGGCTGAAGTCGTCATTGTTGTTCAACAGCACCTGAGCATTGTTGCCGCCGATACCGACGCCAACGCTCTGAGGTCCGAAGAACATACCGATGGCGGTTTCGTAAGTAGACGCAGTACCACCGATAGTAGCGGCAGCGTTCTGAGTCGGCATGTTGGTCGACTCGAAAAAACGCACGCCTTCGAACACAAAACCGGTGGGCATGATCGGCTCACCAGCCACGAAGCTGGCTTGACCAAAGCCCTGACCCATGTACAGCGCAGCGTTGGGCTGCATTGCCGACATAAGGGGGTTGATTTGACCGTTGCCGGGGTAACGAGCAACTTCGCGGAAGTCGCTGTTCTGGCGCAGGTGCATCAGGAAGGTAGGATCGCAAACGCAGCGATAGAAACCATCCTGGAAGGTGGGGACGTTACGCTTACGCAGGCTCTTCACCACGCGCAGCAGGTCATCCTTAACGTCGAACTTAGCTTGTTCGGCGTTGCTGTAGGTGAGGCTACCGACGGCAAGGCTACCGGGGTAGTAGTAACCACCTTGGCTATCGGAAGACTGACCTTTGGAAACAGCTTTCAGGAGTTCATTGATGAACACCCGGTCGCGCCAACGACGATAGTCGTCGAGCAGGGTCAGAGAACCGATGGACTGGTGGAAAGCAGTCAGGTTGCCGGTATCCAGCAGAAGACGCTGCGCGGTGATCAGGGTCTCGCGAGCAATCTTGAAGGTGCTGGGCTGAGTGGGGTCAGTCGGGTCGGCAGGACCGGTGTACTCGCGGAGGGTCACGAGCACCTTGTCCTTGACGATGTTCCGGCTGTTAGCAGTACCGATGGTCTGCTCAGCAGTGCGCTCCCGAGACTCTTTCGAGCCGGGGTTGCCCCAGAAACGATAACGGTCAAGCTGTACGGTCTGGCCAGGTTGCTTCGAAAAATCGTGAACAACCACCGGCTCAGCGGCCATCTCTACGACATACGCAGGATGGGGACGGTATAACTCCGCACCGAGCAGCTTCGGAAAATCATTGTCGACGAACAAAGCGCCAACCTCCGAAGAACTACATATTTAATTTAACTAAGAATGAGTAAAAACAAACTGTCACTGTCGCATTTATAGCGTTAAATCGATTTCTGATTACTCGAATTAACGCTAGAACTGAAACGGTGTACCATATTGCGCACAGATTCAGAACCTTGCAGGTAAACAGAGCCGTAGTTATAGGCGTAGCGGGTAGATCTCCCTCGATACACATAACGGAGCGCAGATGACATTAAACCCGGCGCTTCAGAACGAACAGTTTCGGTAAAAGTCTGACAATAAACAGGAGCGTTATAAACCCATTCGGCACGATTAGCCGTTGCTTGACTGCCAAGGGAGTTAGTTAAAAGGGTGCTTTCATACCCTTTATGGGTAACACCACCGCCGGTTTTGCCTTGAGCTGCTGTATTAGCATCAGGTGTGTTATATGGGTTGTAGTTTTGATCGGCAGGCGCGACACCCTGGTAGTAAATGTAAGTACCTTCATTCCGCGTACCAAACTCAGGCCCAGCAGAAGTTACGACTTTTGCATTAGCAATCGTGGTAAAGCTTAATGGTCGATAACCGTTATAAGAACTAAGAGAACCGCTCGGCAAATAATCTGTGTTCTGATAGTCAACCCAATAACCAGAAACAGCTTGAGGAACAGTCCTAAAAGCAGTGCTCTTATACCACTGAGTGCTATTTACTGTTGCAACTACAGCAGAGCTGCCCATATTAGGGTGGACAGCACAGTAGTAATACAGAGAAGAAGGTGCCGAATCGGCAACAACAATTTGGGTGTAACTATTTGGCGTCCCCGGTGTTCCGCTAGTTGTTACGCCGACTGTATATTGAACTCCACCACCGTGCGTGCCGTTGCTA